TGATTATCTGTTAGAGGTTCTACAGGCAACAGATAAGAAGAATCAATAGGTTTCTTCCTCTTCATCTGTTTGTTTGACATACCATTGATGTCAGGTTGATTGCGCTTTCTAGATCTAGGCATACGTTACCACTCAATAGTTGAACCACGACGTTTTGATGCACGATTCATAATGTCGTTCCATCCTGGATGAGTCTTGCTCATCTTATTTTTCCAATCACCGACCTCACCAACACCAGCAACACCAGCTGACCAGTCTTTATCCCAGTCAGGGTTTGTTAGTCTCCATTGATCGTATTCTCTTACAGTCATGTGAAGTTCTTTAGTCTCCCCAGTCTGCATATGTTTAACAGGATACGTAGGCATTAATCTTCCTCTTGTTTCTTTTTATTGAATCCAAATCTACCCAGACGAATTTTCTCTGTCTTCTCTCCCCTCATTTGATGACCAAGTTTAGCAATGTTTTCCATCACTTTCAAAGTATCTTCAGTGGTAGAACCATCAGGCATACGTTCTCTGACAATATTAAATCTAGGGAAGAAGAGTTCTGCAGATTCAGTCATCTCTTCAATAGTTAAAGGATCACCAGGTTTTGGTGTGTTCTTTTCTTCAATCATGTCCATTCAAGTGCCTCGGATACTGTAGGGAATTGTTCAATAAAGATATGACGTGCGCCTTCCGCAATATCCATGTGTTCTTTCTGTGTTCCATGTGCAGAACGCAGTTGAATATAATGGATCCACGAACGACACGAGCCTGTCATGTAGATTTTTGTTGGGACGGCGAGGGGCAGTACAAAACGAGCACACTCCTTTGCAATATTTCTATCAAGCATTTCTTGATAGAGTTTCATTCCCTCATCAAAGTGAGCTTTCATTTTAATTTGAAACTCTTGTTTAGTGAAAGGATCAATGTCATCGATAGAGTTCTGTCGATTCTTTGAGTCCTGACGGCGTAGTTCGGGAAGGGGAATTGTTTCAGATAGTAGAGACGAATCTGCATACCGTTGAGAAAACTCTTGATATGTAAATGATCTGTGCCGCAGCACTTGAGCTGCTACACCTCGTGTTGTATTTATCTCAAGAGTCATGTATGCTTGCTCAAACACAGACCAGTGCTGGTGTTTGACGCAATACTTAAGAAGTCCAGAGACCTTCGGATTCTCCTGGTTCGCTGGGTTGCTCACTCTCGCTACGTACCCCATCATCTTCTCCGCTTCTGGAGTTACGCTTACCAGATTGACTGATGTCATACCCAAATCCTTTTCTCTTTTGTTCTTGTTTAATTAGTTCTCTCTCAAGCATTGCATCGTAAAGATCACTCACTGACTGTTGAACTTCTTCTTTAGTCATTGTATTGAGTTGTTCTTTCATTGCTTTCTTAAGTGCTCGCACCTTCGGTAGCTTCTTCATACGCATGTTAAAGACCTACACATTATAACACAAAAAAAGGAGGGTCGCAACCCTCCTAAAAAAATCAGTTTAAAATACGTTTACAGACTCGTTTACATTGAGATTGATCCAAAGCATCACATTCAATTAGACATTCATAATAGTCATCTAGTTTTTCGTTTTCCGATTGAAGATCATCAATCGTATGTTGAAGATGTTTCCATTCGCCTAGCTGATTGCGTGATAACAGTGCATGCATAATCCACCTCGGTGTTCGTTTGGGCTCATAATTTAGGAGGGGTTTTGGTTCATGATGTAACCTCTAATATCGCTACTGTATATATGACTACAATTTTGTGTTTTGGTTTAAAGACAAAAAAAGAGAGGTATATTTACCTCTCTTTACACAAACTTATTAAGTTTTGTTATCTAATCTTCAGAAGATCTATACCTCATTTGGTATAGGTACGTCCACGATAGCAGAAGGTGCCATGTGACTCCTTGTTGTCCACACAACGTGTATCATACTCAACACCACGATATGAGGTGTGACTAATCTGTGCGTCATGCAGTGCAGCTGCTTTCTGGATCTGCTTCTTGATGATAGTTAGGGTGTTCATTGTAGTTACTCCTAAAGTAGTTGGATTTTAATCCGTTCCTTTAGTCGTTTGCGTCCCAATACCATTGGCATTCTGGTGATGAGTCCTTAAGGGTCTCAATTAACTCAACCTTGATATGATTGTCAAGGTACTTACTTGTCTCAATCTTCAGCATGATAGCATCAGTTTGAGTACAAGTGAGTGTCGTATAGAATAATACTTCAAGCATGGGATGAACGGCTCCGTTCCGCGACTTACTTGCGTCCCACCCAAGAGTGGGATGAACGTATGGTAATTATACCATAACTATTTATAGGTGTCAACTTGTATTGTGCGACACCTATTGAGGCAATTTTTTGTGGAGAATTTTTTTGGGGATCCTGGTAAACAAAAAGTCAATTTGGGTTGACTATTTTTTATCAGTCGTTGCAGTGGGATCATTCCATAGTCTAGGATTCATTCTCCCTTCAGTCTGGGTGAATGTAATAAACTCTTGTTTGTATTGATCATAGTAATGATCAAAAAGATCTACCTTTTTACCAGCAAAAACGATATCAAATTTAGTGATACCATCTTGTACATATTCTACCAAGAAAGAAGTATAGGGCAAAGTCCTATCGTCAGCTTCGGTTGGGTCACACCCCTGCTTGTAAACACGGATCTTTTCTTTACTCATTTAACTTCGATTACCCCAGTTGATTGATGGAAACGCTTGCTCTACACATGCTTTGGTGACCTTCCAACGCTTACCTAGTTTCTTGTCCTTGATAAGAGCCAGCACTTCTGCCTCACCTTGTGTGAGACCTTCTAGCATCTGGATGAACAGTTCCTCACGACGGGACTGTTTAAGGGTGCTGCTGCCGCCCTTGAAGAAGAGATAGAGTTTGCGGTACTCTTTCTCCAGGACCGTGTGTTCCGTCCCTTCAGGGGCATCGTTGGGCGTGTACGGGACTTCTCCTACAGGCAACATGCTGACGATACTCTCATCAAAATTCGCAATAAGAATAGAACGAAGAGCAGGTGTGTTGTACTGCTGAAGTAACTTAACCTTTTGTGGTTTAGTTTTTGCATTGCTCACTTTCTGGAGCACTTCATTAATTAACAATTTCATGTATCAAAAGGTGATGAACTACGAAAAAAGAATTCTTGCAACAGATCGTTCAGTTGATGTTCCTTAAAGTATTCTAAAGGAACTTTCTTTCCACTAATATTTATCGAGTTATATTCGTGGAGAATTTTGTCTTCGATTTCTGCTGGCACACAGTCAAAGTCAATCAAGTTACGATTGCGATGATAGTTGGCTAGTTGTTGAGTTGTAGCACAAAACTCTTCTGGTTTTTGCTCAATCCATTTAGCAACTTTCTTTTGACTGATTGGTTTCTGCCTGACACCAGTTACAAATGTGTCATCGTCAGATAGAAAATTAGGAATACCATCTGACTTGTCCCCTCGCATCACATGTTCCTTCGCATAATGCCAAGGATCATCATTAGCAACAGGTCTTTTTGTAATTGGATTGTACTGTTTTATTCCTGGGTATTTCTGCAATTGAATGAAGTCCTTATCCCCAGATAAAATAAGAACTTTGTCCTGTGGTCCTTTGTTCTTGCACAATGTAGAGATTACATCGTCAGCTTCTGCACCATGGACTTCTACTACTTTGTATGGAAAGTATTCTTTGATCTCATCTCTGATCTTGTTCAACACTTCAAAAATTGCTGACCAGTTGTGAGATGATTCGGCTCTTGCTTTCTTTCTACTTGCTTTGTAGAAAGGAAACAGATCTTTCCTCCAGTAGTGTCTGCTATCGTATGCTAAAACAACTTCACCGTATTCTTTAGTGTATTGTTTCTCATAAGAACGAAGACTGGTAAGAACCATATGCCTCACCAGTTTTTCGTTCAATTCACTTTGTTTGATTTGTGCCATCAGGTTACTAATCATAACCTGATTCATATCAATAATAACCATCCTCTTCAGGGTCCTCCTCGTCTACAAAACGTACTGATAAGAGTTCTTCATTTACAACCATACCATCTTCGTCATACATTTCTGGATGTTGAGGAAGGTTTGCTCGTGTATTCATGTATGCATAAAGGAAATCATTTGCTGTCCATCCAACTAATCCACCAACAATTCCAAATAAAACCATTAAAATTGTTGCGAATGTAAGAATTACTGCAGTAGTCATAGCATCTTTCCTGTTAGGTAGTGCTCTCCTCCCTCCATGTAAATTCAATTTTACATTGAAATACTTTTTTGAGGAGAGATAAACTGTGATTGAACCTGAACCCCCTCTCTTGTGGAGGAGGTTGTTTCGCCCTCCTGCGAAGCATTAATTCCACACCTTTATTTATCTCAAGATCATCCATTTTTTCTACGAGATTTCACAAGTCCTTTGTCCATCAAATATTTTGCTGTCTGGGTCAGACCTCCCACTGGTTCTCCATCTATAATAACATACGGGAAGCCTTTTGCCAAGGGGTAAGACCGAACAAGATCTTCCCTAGTCAGATCTTTACCTACTAGAAAATGTTCGTACTCCAATCCAGCACGTACCATAAGCTCTTTTACTTTTGTGCAGTAGCTGCATCCAGGAATGGTATAGATAGAAATTTTCATGCGATTTTAAGATTGAGATTGAAAGAAATTGAATAGCGATCTTCCACACTTTTATTTGGCATAACCATGTGTAGAAGACGGGAAGGGAACATAATCACCCTACCAGTTTCAGGTGGGATAGTATGCATACTGTCTCTATATCCATAGAGTTCATGTTCATGAGGAGATCTGAATACTAGATCACCAGAATCTTCAGGAGCAAGAATCCACATCACACCAGAATAAAATGAGTGTGGATGTGTATGAGATACGTTCCAGTTACCTGGTCCATTAATATTGAACCACATATTATCTAGTTGTAATTGAGTTCCAGGATATCCGTTATGAGAAAACCCTTCAGTAATCTCATTACAACATGGTTCTATCATCTCCCATATTCTAGTAGCAAGAGGAACAAAATCAATGTCTTGATGGATATCAGATACTGATTGATAACCACCCATGTTACTCACTACTTCTGTTGGAAACTTGTCTCTGTATTGATGAAAGTATTCAATGTATTCTTCATTTGCAAAGTCCTCATCATAAACAGAATGTATTACAAGAGGAAACAACTCCATCATGTTGTGATCACTCACGCAAATCCTCCTGATTTTTCTTTCTTCTTCTTCGGATCAACAACCTCAATGTGAGATAAGAATTGGTTTGGTGTTTGAAACCACCTAGCTTGTGCTACATCCCAATGCGGATACCATTCAGACTGACCATTAGAAAAGACTACTCTGTAGCTGTGTCTATCATATGGTTTGGGACAAGTCTCCGTAAAGTACCTGGGATCATTGGGTGGGATCAGTTCGTAAGACATTAAAAAAGGGGTCCGAAGACCCCTAGTATACCACTATTTGTTTTTGTTGTAAAGCTCTTATGCTTCCTGTAATGATTGAACTGTGTTATGAAGTTCTCCAATGTCTAGGAGACCTTCAGCACTGAACCAGGGAGCATTCTCCCAACTAAATCCAACACCCATGGTGCTATCAGGTGCCGTGATGTACCAATGACAAGCTGTGTCTGGTACATCAACAGCACACTTACTCCAGTCATCGCTCCACTGTGGGACTTGTACCCACATCACTGCAGCAAATATAAAACTGAAGAGTGATTTAATCACAGTGCATTACCTCGTGGTAGAACTT